ATTCCATTAATACTTTGTTTATAGACCAGCTTAAGAATTTGTAAAAATAATTAGCAAAATATTTGCATATTAAATTTATTTTACTTATCTTTGTATTGTTAAAAAATAATAAATATAAATGAAACAGATCTTAGTAATTTTTTCACTCGGAGCTTTAGTATGTTCATGTACTTTAATGCATCCAAATGCTACAGAACAAACTGTAGATTCAACAGAAGTTGTTCTGGCTGATACAGTAGCAGATTCTACTGTTATTGATACTATTAATTTTGAGTAATTATGGCATGTAAAGGTGGTAAGAAAGGTAAAGGCACTGGTCGTGGTGGTAAGAAATAATAAGCTTAGGTATTAAGCTGTACCGGGTTGGTAGTTATCCCTTCATTAACTAGTAAGTGTACATAACTAGGGAGTTGGCAAAAACTACATTACTCTTGGGTAGCATAGAGGTTAATGCACTTGACTGTTAATCAAGATATCGTAGGTTCAAATCCTACCCCAAGAGCATAGGAGGCGTGTTGTTGGATTGATCCATAGTATAATGGTAGTACCCTAGATTTTGGTTCTAGTAGTTTTAGTTCGAATCTAAATGGATCAACTAGTTAAATTTTATGTTAAATAAAAGATTATGGGAGAATTAAGATTATTTACCTATGAGGGTGTAAAGAGATATAGATCAGTAAGGAGAGCTATTGCAAGAGGACATGTCTCTGATACTGGAATTATATATCCTAGAAGACCTTTTAATAATAGGAAAAATAAACCCTTTGAGGATATTAAAAGGAGTATTTATGGAGAATTTAAGTGTAGACAAAAAGAACGATTATAATAATGAACCAGTATATTTTTGTGCATCGTGTCTATCACTGTCAGTAATGAACTATACTGGAATTGTAGATTGTTATTGTGGCCATTGCACATCTACAAGAATTATAGTAGGGAATATATGTCAATGGGAGAAACTCTACGAAGAAAAATATGGTCATAAATTTTTAGATGAAAAAAAGTAGAACTATGGGAAAGATTGTTGAATTAAAAGAAGGAGTACAAGAAGTTAAAGAAAATAAAGCTGTTAATCAACCTCCAAAACTTGATTATGATAAGCTCAAAGAGATCTGTAATGGTCTAGCTAATGAGAATCATGCCTTGAGAGAGCAGCTTATGCAAAGAGGATATGCTGAAGCAATTAAAAGAATAGACTTTTTATTTAAAGCTCTTGAATTTAAAGAACTATTCTCTAAAGAGTTTGTAGATTTTGCAATTGAAGAGATTCAATCTGCTCTAACTCCTCCTGAAGAGTCTAAAGTTGAGAGTGAGTCTGCTGAATAAATTAATTTATGTATATGGGAAATATCACTAAGAATTCTAATATAGCCCATATAGTTACTACGTTAGCAAAAGCAGATAATAATTTCTTTAGATATTGGTTACAATTTATTAAACCCCTACATGGCTTATCTTATAAGGAGATGGAAGTACTAGCCTCATTTTTAAGAATGAGATATGAACTATCTAAAAGTATATCCAATGACGAATTATTAGATAAGGTACTTATGAATGCTGATACTAAGAGAGTTATCAGAGAAGAGCATAATATTGCTCCTCCATACTTTCAAGTGTTGCTTGCTAAGTTTAGAAAGTTAGGGATAATAAAGGATAATAAAATAGAAAAGAAATATATTCCAAATCTAGAGATAGATTCAAAAGAGTATAAACTAATTTTACTATTTGATCTTAAGACTGATGATAACTAATAAACTTTTAAAATCAGTTATAAAAGAAGTATCCAAAGAAATGGAGTTACCTGAGGAAGTAGTAACTGTGGCATATAGATCTTTATGGGAATTTAGTGCTTCAGTAATAGCAGCTATTCCAATTAAAGATTTAGAGTCTGAAGAGGATTTTAAACAACATCGTGTAAGTGTTAATATACCTGGCCTTGGAAAACTCTATACCACTTGGGATAGGATAGTAGGATTAAGAGAAAGATATAATTTACTACAAGAATTAAAAAATGATAAAGAAAAAACTAGTACTGAAGAAGATTAAACCAACTTTTACTAGATTGGTAACTACTGCAGATAGATATACTTTTGAGGACTCCGTTACTGAGACAGGTATGGTTATACCAGATATGGAAGGAGCTATTAAAGATATTCAAACTGTAGTAGCCGTAGGTGATGGAGTTAGAGAGATTAAGGAGGGAGATAAAGTTTCTCTAAACTTTAAGAGATTTGCTCAATATAAGTATTCCAAGAATTCAGCAAAAGCTGATATGGAGGAATATAATAATCAGATAGTCTCTTATGCTTTTACATTTGTAGAAATAGATGGAGTTGATTATTTATTCTTAGATAATCAAGATGTAGAGTTTATTATTAAAGAGTATAAAGAAGTGGAAGTAGCACTTCCAGATACTATAAAAGAGGCTCCTAAAGCAACTAATTTAGTTAAGCCTAGTTCTAGTACTCTCATAGTATAACATATAAGCCCCTCCTTAAAAGGGGCTTTATTTTTAAAATATGAAACTATTCACTTTTGAAGGATATAAATTAAATATATCTGAAGAAGCTTTATGTATAAAAGCTTTTAGAGAACTATTTAAAAGAGATAGATCTAAAAATAAAGAAAAGGCTATTATGGAGCTAGGATTCATCTATTTTTATGCTGATCCTAGAAGTGATTATAGCTTTATTACAGATGACGAGGAGAGAAAAATATCTATCATAGAGCAAGAAGGATTACCTTCTAATTGGAAACCAGATGAAAAGGTATTACGTGCTTTAGAGGTATATAAATTTCTTACTCAAACAACCTCATCTTTATTGCTCAGAGATACTAGAGCAGCTATAGAAAAAGCAAGAGCATTTCTGTTGGAAATGGATCTTAGTCAAGAGGATGATAAAGGTAAGCCTAAATATACTATTAACTCCTTTGTTAGTGCTGTAAAGGATATTCCTAGGTTAGCCAAAGAATTCTCTGAAGCAGAAGCAGCTATTGTAAGAGAGATTGAGGAAAATGGCCGTATGAGAGCTAATAAGCTTAAAAAGGTTGGTGAAGACGGCTTTGATTCATTATTTACTAAAAACTAATACTTATGTCTAATACTGATATGATAATTAAAAGTCTGAATGACTTTAATAAGATTGTAGATTCTAAATATAAAAATGGCCTATTTGCTTTAGTTAAAGAAGAGGCTATATTTAAAGAAGTTGTCTTTTATAAGAAATTTGTATGGAGCCTATCCTATAAATCTAATGCTTCAGATAATTCTGAAATTATCAAAGAATTTACATTTATGGTTCCTTTAAATAAGCTTAATAAGGGAGAGATTGAGACATCTATGACTGAAAATTTACTTACTTATATTTATGGATTTATATTGAGTAATTATACAAAATAATGGAAGTTAATAAATATCAAACAGCCCTTACTGATGACTTAATTAAATCTCTCACTAAGGAGGAATATGAAAACCTGTTTGATTATATTAATAATGTTCCATTTATACAATCTCTTATATCTCCTGATAGGAAATATGCAAGGGATTTACCAAGAAAGGATGGCAGGATCATTGTGGATGTCTGCCATCCTCATATTTTGGAGGATATGGAATATTTTAGGCCAGCAGGTAATCATTATAAAAAGTATGGATGTTATACAAAACTAAGACCTAATGGTAATCCTAATAGTGAGTTTGGTAAATGGATTAGGCAAGAGTTAGATAGAATCTGGAATGGATATGTGAGACCATCTGATGGGGAGTGGGTAACTGGAGATTTTTATTTCTACATTAACTACTGCCCTATTATGGTTTCTAGGACTAAAGGAGATAATAGTAAAGTAGCCTTACGTGTTAGTAGCTTTCCAGAAATATGGGAGGCAAATTATTTATGGTTTCATTATATAGATCAAGCTAGACATGGAGGTTTATATAATGATTGGATAGGTGGACAACATGCAGTATTAATAGCTAGACGCGGCGTGGGAAAATCCTATTCAGCAGGAGCTCTTTTAGCCAAGATCTTTACATGTGGAGAAAGTCTTGAGACTAGCAAAGAAGTGACAGGTCTTGTTACAGCTTATGAGAAAGAATACTTAACTAAAGATGGTATTCTTAATAAGTTTGTGAGTATGGCAGATTTTTGTGCTGAAAATACTCAGTTTCCATCAGCTAGATATAAGAATAGTTTAGCTGATATGAACTGGATTATGGGATATATGGATGCTAATTCAGGGATTATTAAAGGGACCAAAAATGAAATAATTGGTTTCTCTTCTAAAGATAATCCAGATAAAGGACGTGGTAAACGAGCACATAAATTAATATTTGAGGAATTTGGTAGATTTCCACAGTTCTTAAATACATGGAATACTTCTGACTATAATGTTAGAGAAGGAGAATATGCATTTGGGCAACTACTAGCTTTTGGAACGGGCGGCTGTGTATGTGCTGGTACTCAAGTATTTACGGCTACAGGAAACCTGGTTAATATTGAGAAACTTAGAATAGAAGATGGTATATTAGGATATGATTTAAACAATAATAAAGTTAGTGTAGAATCTATAAGTAATTTAAGGAATCCTGCTTTAAAACCTTGTTTAAAGATTATTACTAACTCTGGTAGAGAACTATCATGTAGTACAGATCACCCAATCTATTCTAGCAACAAATTAGATATAAATAAGTGTAGAATTTGGAACTGGCATAATGCAGAAGAACTGTTAGTTGGAGATGCTATAGCTGTTTGTAATACTGTTGATAAATTTGGAGATACTCCAATATTTGATGCTAGATTAGTAGGTTTGTTAATAGGTGATGGAAGCTATATAAGTTCTCCAAGAATTACTTCTTGCGATAAAGAGATTCAGGATTATATTAAAAGTAAATACTCTACATCAATTTATAATACACCCGTCCATACACAAGATGGAAGAATTATAGAAGAGATTGGGATTAAGAATATCAGAAATGAATTAAGAAATTTAGGAATCTATGGGCAATCTGGCAATAATAAGAGAATACCTCAAGTATTATTCAATGCTAGTAAAGAGGATGTTTGTAATTTTCTAGCTGGACTTATAGATACTGATGGTTGCATCTCCATTGGTAAATTACACGGCAAGAGAAAGCTTCCAGCTGTTTCTATTAGTATAGCTACCAGTAATAAGATATTAGCAGAACAGGTACAGTTATTATTAAGTAAAATAGGAGTATATGCTAACATCAATATTAAACTACCTAGTACAAATCCCAATAAGAGAATTAAAGATAAGAACTTATACTATTCTATTGATATTCAAACTAGGGATGGAGTTATAAATCTAGCTAACTCAGTACATCTTCTTATTAAGTATAAGCAGAAGTCTTTAGAGGCAGCTAGAGAAATAGCCCTAAAAAAGAAGAGATGGAGGAAACAACTTTTTGATTATGAAAAGATTGTTAAAATAGAGAATATAGGGTTACAACCTATCTATAATCTAACTGCTAGCAATACTCATACTTATTTGGCTAATGGGATAATTACACATAATACAGAAGGCTCAGACTTCTCAGGAGCCTTAGAATTAATATATCATCCAGATGGGTATGGAACCTATGCTATTCCTAATGTTTTTGATAAAAATAGCCAAGGTAAAACCAAGACAGTATTCTTTCTTGGAGCTTATATGAATAGAAAAGGTTACTATAATTCTGATGGAGTATCAGATGTAATAGGTGCTTTATTATCAGAAATTAGAGATAGAATTAGAATTAAGTATAACTCTTCTGATGCTATGGCTTTAACTCAGAGAAAAGCTGAAATGGCCATTACTATTCAAGAAGCTATTATGAAGAGAGATAATACTATCTATCCAGTAGCTGATTTGAATGATAGACTCAATGAGATTGATTTTAATCCTCATCATTTTGATGATCTCTGGATAGGTAGACTAGCTATAAAGGATGGAGCAGTTATCTATAAACCAGATACTGATGTTGATTATATTAAAAACTTTCCACATAAAGACAATAAATTAGAAGGAGCTATCTGTATAAAAGCTATGCCTGAAACAGATTCATCTGGTAATATCCCAACTGGTAGATATATAGCTGGAATTGACCCTTATGATGATGATGTTTCTAACACTATGTCATTAGGAGCTTTATACATATTGGACCTTTTCACAGATGAATTAGTTTTTGAATACGTTGGTAGACCTACATTTGCAGATGATTTCTATGAAATATGCAGAAAAGCTCTACTATTTTATAATGCAGAATGTAACTATGAAAACAATAAAAAAGGTCTTTTTAAGTATTTTTCTCAGCATAATTGTCTTTATTTATTATCTGATACCTTGGAATTTCTTCGAGACAAGGAAATGATTAGAGGTAACTTATATGGTAATAAAAATAAAGGTGTTAATGCAACTGAACCTATCAAAGCTTATGCTAGAAGATGTATAAGGGACTGGTTGTTAAAACCAACTGAAACTAATAAAATCTTAGAGAATGGAGAAGTAGAGGAAACTACAAGTTTGAATCTATTTAAAATTCCTTATAGAGCTTTAATACAGGAGTTATCTCAATGGAATTCAGATGCTAACTTTGATAGACATGATGCCTTAGGAATGTTAATGCTTTTAAGAGAAGATAAATTAAGATTAATAGGTGAAGGAGATGTTAAATCATCTATTGAAGATGATCCTAATTATTTAGGAAATGATCCATTTTTTAGTCAATCTAAAAAAGGAGCAAAGTTCAAATTTAGCTTCTAAATTTAGTCTAGGTAAATATAGTAATAAAAGTGTGTTTTTTACATAAATATTTTATTAATAAGCTTGTATTAAATG